GTCTGGGCCATCGCCCTAGTCAGCCGTCCGCAAACAAAACAGAAACCCATGCTTGTAGTTTCTTAGTGCTGTATGGTGACCGCGGCGGCCCCGTGTCGGGCGGTGGCCACCACATCGAGACATGGCACTGTTTACACGCAAAGAAACGAAAGCGCAGATAAGCCCCGCCGAGCCGGCGGTGCGCGCAGCTGTCGGCGGGTACAACCCCAACGCCGCAGGCGTGTCCCTCATTGGGCAGTACTACACCTACCAGGAGGGCGAGGCCCGTAACCGTGCCATGACGGTGCCGGCAATCAGCCGCGCCCGCGACCTTCACGCAAACGTCATCAGCGCCATGCCGCTGAAAATGTACCGCGAACGGTGGAACCCAGACACCCGCGAAATGGAGGACGAAGATCTCGCGCCGCGCTCCTGGCTGCGCCGCCCCGACCCGTCCATCAGCTACGAGACACTCATGTCGTGGACGTTTGACGACCTGTTCTTCTTTGGGCGGGCGTTCTGGTACATCACCAGCCGCACCCAGGACGGCTACCCCGCATCGTTCACCCGTTTGCCCACCGGCTCAATCACCACACCCGACCAGGCCGGCCCCGTCTGGTACGCCCCCAGCAACGAGCTGTATTTCAACGGTGAAATGCTTGACCCCGCAAACGTCGTGCAATTCATCGGCGCAACCCAAGGCCTGATCTACAGCTCCGAGCAAGCAATCGCCACCGCCCTACGCATTGAGGACGCCCGGCTACGCAACGCCGCTTCTTCAATCCCGTCGGGCATCCTGCGCCAGGTCGGTGGCGAACCTCTCAGCGCCCAGGAACTAGCCGACCTTTCGGCAGCGTTCAACGCGGCGCGGTCATCCAACCAGACCGCCGCCCTAAACGAATTCCTGACGTACGAGCCGACCACGGCCACTCCCGACAAAATGCTGCTCATCGAGTCGGCCCAATTCTCGGCCCTGCAAATGGCGCAAATCTGCAACATCCCGCCGTACCTGCTGGGCGTCCCGACCGGATCGTACGCATACACCAACAGCAAAGAATCCCGCTGGGATCTGTGGCTGTACGGCACCAAGGGCTACGCCGAAGTCATGGCCGCCACGCTTAGCGCAAACAACATTCTGCCGAACGGCACCTACGTCGAGTTTGACACCGACGACTACCTCGGCGAAATAGACGACGCAAACACGACACGCGACATGGTTGACGTCGAGGAAAACACCCAGGAGGAAATGGCATGATCCGCTTCACATCAGATTCCGTCACAGTCCAAGCCAAGAAAGGCGAGGACGGCGAACGCCGCATCGACGCCATCGCGGTGCCCTACAACGTGTTTGCCACCGTGTCAGGCGGGCAGGAGGTCATGTTCAAGCCCGGCAGCCTGCCGGTCGAGGGCAAGGCACCCCGCGTTTTCATGTACCACGACTCGACCAAGCCGGTCGGCATTGTCGCGGAGCGCGTCGACACCGACGAGGCCATGCTTGCATCCATGCGGATTTCGCGCACAGCGTTGGGCGACGAGGCGCTGGTGCTTGCAGCCGACGGCGTCATGGACGTGTCCGTCGGGGTCAACCCAATCGAGTTCACCGAGGACAAGCAGGGCCGCATCATCGTCACGAAAGCCGAATGGATGGAATTGTCACTTGTGCCCATCCCGGCGTTCGCAGGTGCTACCATCACCGAAGTAGCCGCGCAAGCGGTGACAGATCCCGACGAACCCACAAACCCAGAAGTTCCAGAGGAGGAACCCATCGTGGAAGCCACACCCGCACAGGCAGAGGTCGTCGAGGCAGCTGCCATCCCCACGCCGGCGCTGCCGGCCCAGCCCAAGCGCAAGTTCGACCTGCCCACCCCGGGTGAGTACCTCGCAGCCATGCACGTCGGCGGTGAGACGTTCAAGAACGTCGCCGCAGCCGCCCGCGACTACATGGTCAGCAAGCAGTCCGCGTTCGAGGCCGCCGCAGGCGACGTCCTCACGACCGACACGCCCGGTCTGCTCCCGGTGCCGGTGCTTGGCCCCGTGTTCCAGGATCTGAACTACATCAGGCCCGTGGTCGCAGCCGTCGGTGCCCGCGCCATGCCCGACGCCGGCAACAGCAAGACGTTCATCCGTCCGACCTGGACGACCCACACGTCGGTCGGCGCACAGTCGCCCGAGCTGTCAGGCGTGTCCGCAACCACGCCGGTCATCGCATCCAACGTCATCAGCAAGACCACCGTGGCCGGCCAGGTCACCCTGTCAGTGCAGGACGTCGACTTCACCAGCCCGGCCGCCATGGAAATCATCCTGCGCGACCTCGCCGGTCAGTACCTGCTCAAGACCGACGACATCGCAGCCGATGCCATCGTGTCGGGCGGTGCCGCATCCGGCGCAACCTGGACGGTCACCGCGAACGACCCGTCGACGCTCATCTCGTCCATCTACACGGCCGCGTACAACATCCTGCTGGCAACGAACTTCCTGCCCGACCACATCTTCGTGGCCCCCGGCGTGTGGCAGGCACTCGGCGCACAGCTCGACGCAGACAAGCGCCCCGTGTTCCCGTACGTCGGCGCAGCCGGCCTCATGGGCGTCAACGGCATGGGCGCAGCTAACGTCACCGTGGCAAACACCTTCAACCCGTTCGGCCTTAACCTCGTCGCAGACCGCAACTTCGCAGCCGGCACCATGGTCGTCGCCCGCGGCGCAGCCATCGAGTTCTACGAGCAGGTGCGCGGCCTCATGAGCGTCGAGGTGCCCGGAACCCTCGGCCGCACCTTCAGCTACTACGGGTACGTCGCAGCGTTCATCGCAGACGACACCCAGGTGCAGAAGATCACGGTCTCCTGACCGTAACGCGGAAAGCACATCATGTCGGAGATTGCGTACGTCATTCGGGCCATGCGCCTGAATGACTACGCAGTCCTCCAACTACTGACCAACATCGACGCCACACCCGGCCAAGAGATTGAAATCTCGGGCGTTGCGGCATCGTTCAACGACGCTGGCACCCTGCTGGTTGACTGCCCCCAATACGAATTCACGGGCGTAGACAACGAGGGAAACTGGACGTTTGATTTCAACATCCCGGTGTCAAACCAGGTCATGTACCAGAACCCTGGTGCCGACGTTACCTGGTACGCGGTCGACCCGTACGGCCTTGTCGAATGGAACCCTGTTTGCACATGGGTTACTGACGCCAACGTCACCGAATGGCTAGGCATCGCGGTCGCCACCGCAAACGACACCGCGTTCATAACCAAATGCGTGTCGGCCGCCAACCAGTGGGCGTACCGCAAACGTCAAGAGTCCGGCTACCTGACCGACGAGCTGGCCACCAGCCCCGGCGGAGACGTCACCCTAGGCACCATCATGTACGCCGCTCTGCTGTACAGGGAGCGCGGATCCGCTGATTCGTTTGCGTCATTCGATGCCATGGGCACCATCCCGGTGCCTAGCGCCCTCGGCCGCATCCTGCAGCTGCTTGGCGTGAACCGACCCCAGGTCGCCTAATGGCCGTCTCAGGCATCCTCTGGGACGCGGTAAACGCCACTAGCACCGCCATAGCCGCCCTCAACACCGGGTACGCGGTCGTCACCGACCCGCGCAACGCCCGCCCCATGACGTTCTTTCTGGAGCTGCCAACCGTTGAGGCGTTCACCTACAACGTCGGCGACATAACCCTACGGATCAGGATCTGCGCCCCGCCACCCGGCAACCAGGACGCTAGCAATTTCCTGCTTACATTGGCGGACACCATCATGAATTCACCAATAGCCGTGACAGACCTGCGCCCAGGTGTCATGATTATTGGCGGCGGACAGGAGCTGCCGACATACGATCTGACCGTACGGGTAGCCGTACGGCGCAACTAAAAGGAACACAATGGCCACCAGCACATTCCTCTCCAACGCCACCGTGAACATCACCCAGGGCATGACCACGACCGACCTGTCCGACCAGTGCCGTTCGGTCACCGTCACCATCGGCAACGACCCGCTGGAGTCCACCGCCATGGGCGACACCGGCCACCGCTTCGTGTCGGGCCTCCAGTCCGTCGAGGTGACGCTGGAAATGTTCCTCAGCTACGGCGCAAGCGAGGTCGAGGGCATCCTGTCCAGCTGTGTCGGCACCGGCACCACCGTGCTGACCATCAGCCCGTCGGGCACCACCGAGTCGGCCACCAACCCCGAATACGTCATCACCAACGCCATGCTGGAGAACTTCACGCCGATTGCGTCCACCGTGGGCGAACTGGCAATGGTCACCGCCACGTTCACCGGCGGCACCTGGGTGCGCGACGTCACCCCGTAAACACCTACCAACCGAGGGAGAAACAATGCAGCTGCACCTGCACGTCACCACAAACGACGGCCACGACTACACCGTCACCACAAACCTGTTCGTGGTCGTCGCCTGGGAGCGCAAATACAAGCGCAAAGCGTCCGACCTGGCATCCGGTATCGGCGTCGAGGATCTCGCGTTCATGGCGTTTGAGTCGTGCAAGCAGGCAGGCATCGTGGTGCCGGCCGTGTTCGACGACTACGTCAAGAAGCTGGCCGCCATTGAGGTCGTTGGGGAGGAACCCGAAAACCCTTCCTGAAAGGCTCGTACCACTACGCGCTAGCGGTGGTGCTGGTCAGCACCGGGTACTGGCCACCCGACATCCCGTTCAGCGGGCAGGCGCTAGCCACGGTGGTTAGTATCTTGAACGAGCAAGCGAGGAAACAACGGTGACTGCATCAGCCAAAGTCGAAATGACGGGAGTAAAAGACGCCATCCGCTTGCTAAACAAGATCGAGCCGAATCTGCGAAAAGAATTTCAGCAGGAAGCCGCACGAATTGCTCAACCGGCCATCCAAGAGGCACAGCGCAATTATGTGGGTTTGCCGTTGTCTGGCATGGCCCGCCAGTGGGCGTCTAAAGGCCGCAAACTGTTCCCGTACGACCCGAA